GAATCCGGTATGAACATAGCGTACCAAAGCAAATATCCGGCAGCCGAAGTAGATTTACCTGACTGTCTAGGCATCAATGAGATAGAGAAACGATAGCGATGGTATGTATCAATTAATCGTTCTTGGAACTCCCATGGGTGATAATTCATGCTACCCTTAGTAGGGTGCTGAATCATAAAGAAGTTATCCATGAAGTATAGATAACCTGTGTCTGGATCGCAGCACTTCATGAAATCATCAAGTTCCTGTTGGTTCTTGAAGACCGTCTTCTTGTAAGGATCCTTGATTAATGTTGGTGTATTTGCCATATAACTATTTAGTTAGGTTAACCGTTTTAGTTTGTAATTTCTTCCCAACCTAAACGCCACAATAAATCAGCATTTGGATTACCGTAACCTACGCACAATGTTAATATGTCAGGTGTCCCATCGGCTTGTCTACTCAATTGGAGTCTTGCTTTAACATCATTAGTTACTACCAAAGTATCTCTACTACTTGTTACTCCGCCGAATAATACAGTACCATCACCGACTAGTAATGGTGATAAATTAGTTTGTACTACTGAATTACCAACACTAGTCCAAGAAGTATTTGCCACTACATTACTTGCATTAAGAACCAATTGATATTGTCCATACTGCACATCAGTCAATAATAAATCTAACTGACTCGGTAATACTACTGCATCAGGATATGCGGGATTTAATCTTATACTTGCTAATGCAGTATATGCATTTCCAGTTGCTACTCTAGTCGGAGTTATACCGCTACTAACATAATTTTCAGTAGTTGCCGGTGTATAACCACCTTCTGAAATAACAGTACAGCATATTTGCTTAAGCGTTGAGTTGCTTGCGGTTGTGCCGGTATTGGTTATTTCATATCGTGGATTCAATGTGGCAGTAGTCATGTAGACTTTTGTGTTACCTGATTGATTAGCGTGATGGAAAGTATGTGCTACGATAAATTGACCATTGACAATAAATCCAGTTCTTACACTACCTACGCCAAGCCATTCAATGTCACACCAGAAAATATTAGTAAGTGCTGGATTCAAGTTGATGCCACTTGGGTTAGTACCTACAGAATTACTAAAGCTGTTAGTGTTCCAATCTTCCTGCGCAATGCGTTCTTCTACTATTGCACCTGATGCACTACTGCGAATGACAAGATATAAACTAGTTCCATCTGCTTCAAAGTATATACCATCATTAGTAGTAAAGTATCCTACACGCTGGCGGCAATTAGCCTTTAATGCACTCATGCAGAAACTTTCCATAACCAGCATACTCTTACCAGGTTGATATGGTTGAACGAATTTGGCTTGTTGAATTGCGCTTGATCCGTTAGCAGTACTTACATTAAGATTAAAACTACTTTCATTTGCTACATATATTACATTGCCGCCGGTAGCAGTGACATTACTGAATTGCTGTCCTGAAAGATAACGATTCTGACTATCAAATAGTGTTACTGGGTTTGATACTCGTAAACGACCAAATGCATCTAACTGTGTGCCACCTAAAGCTACATTAGCGGTACCGGTAATTCCGACATTACCGTCTACTGTTAGACTGCCGCCACCATCTACTACTGTCACATTTGCGGTGATACCTGCAATATTTCCGGTTATACTACTTACGGCTACTGTACCTGTAACGGCGGCATTAACATTTCCACCAGTAATATTAGCATTAACATTTCCGGAAACATTTGCATTGACATTACCCGATACTACCCACGGACTTGTTCCCTGAGTTACAGTAACATTACCACCTGTAATATTTGCGTTAACATTTGGCATTGTGCCTATGTTAACATTACCGGTTATACCTGCAAGATTACCCGTTATTGAACTGACTGCTACTGTACCAGTTACTGCGGCATTTACATTACCACCTGTGATATTAGCGTTGACATTGCCGGTGATTGCCGGCATAGTGCCAATATTAACATTACCTGTTATACCAGCAAGATTACCAGTTAATCCAACATTACTACCAGTTACATTAGCATTAATGTTACCTGATGTTACTATTACATTACCGCCGATTGGCATATAAGGTACATCAAGAATACCGGATGTACCGATTTCGTCTAAGTGAACGTGTACAGGGTCTTCGGCGGAACTATTTACTGTTACTGTGCCTGGAATTTCAACATTACCTTCAATAATAATGTTTCCGGTGAAGCCTGTTCGTAGATAAACATTTCCACTGGCTTCATCCAAAGCCAACGCTTGGTTAATATTGCGTAGATACCAGGGTGCTACGTTACTTGGATCTGGTTCGGCCATAAAAAATACTCTCACATTTCTATGAGAGTATTTATCTTACTTATTTGATATCTAGTGGTCTTGCTTTAGTAGCAACAATACAGTAGTATTTTTCGCTAGCTTTGGTTGGGTTTTCAGGGTCTTCAGGGTTCGGGATATTTAAATCAAATTCAAGATTATTAAACTGATCAATATTAAATCCAGTACGCTGTAGCAACGCAGCCAATTGGTTTGCTCCAAAAATACTATAGTGATTTAGATTATATTCATGCTTTCTATCACTATCGGGAGCAGGAACTTCAATATAAATTTTTGAACCTTGCTTAAGAATACGATTATATTCCATTAACGAAAAGATAGGATACGGGCTATGCTCTAGTGCGTGACGCAAGAAAATGAAGTCTACTGATTCATCATAGTATCCGTCTTTCTGAGGCAAGAAACTTAAGTCATACTTTTTAATAGTATGGCCTTTTGCCTCACAGATAGCAACATCACCGGGGCTTAATGTTACTCCAGTAACGTTAGTATATTCACGCTCTTTCATTTCGTCAAGAAAGTAGCCTGGTCCGCTTCCTAAATCAAGGATGTGCGCATCCTTAGGCAAATCAAGTGGGTCAACGTAAGTTTCTACTACCTGCTTAGTCAATGTTTGGTGAAATTTACTGTCACCTTCATCATAGATGTGAGCAGTGTAAAGCCATTCGTTATAGAACTTGAGCTTGATGAGGTCGAGGGTGTTGTTGATGTCGATTAAATTGTTCATGAAATTACTTATGCGGTGATTTGATAGTAATTATTTTTTTCTGTGATCTTTTGGTCTAGTCGCAACCGGGCTAGTTTTGTTGACACTATCTAATTCGCTACTATCTCTACCCTTAATCATGTGTTTAGCTTGTGTAGGAGATACTGTATTGAAGGCCTGCTGCATCATATTATGTTCTAGTTCACTATATGGATAAGCTAGGTTGTTTTTGCCAGCAAAGCTTTCATCATCCATTTTAAGTGCCTTAGTAGATGAACCATCTGCCATAGCTACTGCTTTCATGATTTGATTCAAGTGATAGGTTCTGTCAGTGCCGTCATCTTTAAACTTGTAAGCGCCAGGTTGGGCTTTGTTATGTCTTTTTGGAACTTTGCCCTTAGACTCGTTTATGAACTCACTAGCCCTCATTTCTTATATCCCTTGAAGGGCTTAATAGGACTTTGGTCTTGTGTAGAGTCTAGTTCTTCACTATCCAAATCACCCTTGTTCAAATCTTTAAAGGGGATACCTGCTGCTTTATATGCTATCTTTAACATATCCTGCTCTACCTCAGTATACGGGTGAGCAGTGTTGTTTTTACCTACCCAGCTCTCACTACTTAAATCAGGAATAGTTTTTCCGTCAGTTGAGGCAACTGCCATCATAACTCTGTTCAAGTCATATGTACGGTCATATTGGCTTATTGCAAAAACGTTTAATCCAACAGTAGATTGTTGCTGGCGAGCAGATACTTTTCCCTTACCGCTTTCAGTTATAAACTCATGCGCTCTCATTTTTTATAGCCCTTGAAGGGTTTAAGAGTGGATTGTGTACCGGTGTTTGGTATCTCATCGCTACCTGGCGTACTTACTGATTTTTTGCCACCTTTGCCTACTTTCTTTAGTGCTTGGTCAATAACCTGTCCAATATCAGCATCAAATTCAGAAGATACTACCTGATTCTCGCCCCATGCACTTTCCGCTTTAAAATCATGCTTGAACTCATTTTGAACACCGTCATCAGGGCCACTTGTTCCGCGAACATCTGCAATTGCTACTCCGAATCTATACAGTTCATAGAAGTCATTATTCTTCAATTCAGGAATAACATAGGTATTTGGTAATGCATAAGATGCAACACTTAAACCATCAGTAACCGATTCTGTTATAAATTCGTGCGCTCTCATTAGAATGACTGTTCAGTTTCAACGTTCAAATCATTCTCAGTAGAAATAACTGAGTCAACGTAGCCGTCTATTCCTAGTAGTAAGCCGGCAACATTGGCGCCGGTCCAAATAATCTGAGAACCGATAAAGTGAAAGATAGTCGTGTCTTGTATTGGGTCTGCAAGCAATTGCACATTGCCTCCCACTACCTGCATACTGTATCTAGTCAATGCATTTCCGAATACTGAGGTACCTACTGCACTAAACTTTGCATCATCTAAATCTTGATTAATTTGTGCGTTTAATTGCATACTTTGGCTATTATTACCAGTAGGGTCAGCCGCATATACATAAAATTGACCTAGGGTAAATGTGTTAGCATCAGTTTCAAATATCAATTGTCCAGGAGCGTCTCCAACTGAATAGGAGCTACTAGTGTTGATTGCGGTAGGGAAAAGGTTAGCGAAGTTATTATTGATCTTACCAAACGCTACTCTTAGCGGATCGCCCTCGCCATCGTTAGGTAGTGTACCAATGTTAATAATTTCTTGAGTTGCCATATCAATCTTCCGTTGTTATCTAGTATTTATCAAACGGTAGACCGGATTACTTTTTGGTAGCTTCTTCAAAAATAGCTTTTTGCTTAGTATACCACTCGTTCCAGCCTTCAACTTTGACTTTGCATTCGTGATATAGAATGTAGTTTTCCACTACTATTTTAGTGAATTCCGTAAGTGAGGCACCTTCAGCAACTTCTTTTAAGTCAGCACATTTTTCTTGTAATGTTGCAGGAGCTTCCGGAAACTTAGGGGCAACTGGAACTGCTGTAATAGCACATCCTGATAGTAGAACAAGAGGAAGAATCATTAATTTCTTCACTTCTTGGCTCCTTCAAGTTTGCTAGTGTCCATCGTAGCAGCAGCATTGTGTGCGCGGATGACCTCAGAAGGAAGTGGGCATTTGTTTTCGTACTTGATAACTTCACGGTCAACATATTCAGTGATAGTCTTGCCTTTAGTGCGAATCACTTCGGTATCCTTGACAATCTTTTCTACAATTACCGTATTTGTTTGTGCAGATTTTGCTTCGGCTTTAGCTAACTTAGCTTCAAGTTTAGCTACTGCTAGTGCAGTGCTTTCTTTATATGCTAATGCGCCCTGAAGGAATAGTCCTAATACTAGTAAGATTGATGATACAATCTTAATTAAGTAACCGTATGTCTTGATGAAGGGGATGCGTTGCACAAAGAATGCAATCAATAGACCTAATACACCAGCACCTAATACTGTGTGAATGATCCATACAGGGAGAAGTGTGAGTATCCAGTAAATGTTCATAACGTATTATTTATCAAAAAACTTGCAAACTGTGTCTGCAACCGCCTCTACTTCACTATCAGTTAGTTCGGGATAGATAGGCAGACTTAACACACCTCGAGACAACGCAATACTAGTGCTAATTAGGTCTGGTTTCTTAATAATGTCTTTAGCAATTGGTAATTCACTCAATGCATATGGGTAATGAATTCTAGATTCAATTTTATTATCGGTCAGATGTTGATGCAATTCGTTACGGTCCTGAGTGTAAATTACAAACTTTTGATCAGCATGTTTATCAAAGGGTTCGCTAAGACACCGAAACGGCATTTCAACAAATCTATCCAAATAGTAATTTCTTATCTGTTCTCTACGATTTTGCCATCTATCAATGTGTTTAGTTCTAACCAATAGATGGGCGCATTCTACCTCACTCATCTTACTGTTTGTGCCTGGGTAGTAGTGATCAAGTTTGCCATTATTCTTCATGACATTTGTCCAATCATATAATGATTGGTCATTAGTTACAATAGCGCCGCCGTTGCCGCTACTAGGTAAGTTCTTAGTAGGATCAAAACTGATAGCCATAGCATCACCGATTTGGTCGCGGGTGGCAGCTAGCCAATGTTGGGCCCCATCTACAATAGTATTAGAGTATAGTTTTCTATTAGGTGAAGCCCCATATAATCCCACAAAGCAGGTGTACACATCGAAACCATCTTCATAGTCATCATCAAACTTAATTAATCCGTTGCGGTCCGTATCAACAAGTTCGACATCCCAACCCGTGCTATAAAATGCGTTTAGTGTAGCTGGAAAAGTCAAGTTTGGAATACGAATACGAGGTGCTTGTTCGTCCCCTGCTAAAAACGATAGATCATAATGATATCCGGCAATAAACTCTAGTGCATGGGTGCCGCTATGGGTAACTGTAGCAAACTTACATCCAGTATAATTGCACAGCCACGATTCTAGTGCAGCAGTGAAAGGGCCATTAATCAGCACCCCTTCCTTTAAGGCGTCATGGGTTGCGTCTAGCAACTCATCTTGAAGATTATAGTATTGTCTTTTGAGACCAAAGTGGGGAATTAACCAAGTAGTCATGGTATTTCACAAACCCTTCTTCAATGTTGATTGTTGGATTATAACCAAAATCATTTTTAGCAGACGCAATGCTTAGTGTGCCGCGACTCGGGTAGTCTTCACTCTTATGCGTTACTTCAATCTTACCCTTGCCTACAATCTTTGTGATAAGTTCTGCTGCTTCAAGTAAGGTTCTAGATTCGCCGCGAGTGATGTTATATGTTCTAAATGCTGCTTGCTTACTGAGGGACGCTCCTACGATGCCAGCGGCGGTGTCTTCAACGTATGTGAAGTCTAGTTTTTCAGTTGCGCCGTTAACCTTAAGTACCTCATCACGCATTGCAGCCATAAAGAACTTAGAGATAACCCGATCTTCAACGTCATGTGGACCGTAGACTGCACTAGGGCGGACAATCGTATAGTCAAACAATCCGCGATGCCCATAGTCTCTGACTAACAGTTCGCCGGCATATTTCATAATAGCATACTGACCCTGAGGCTTACAGAAAGCATACTCATTGATTCCGTCTTGGTAGTCACCGTATACCATGCTGCTACTAACATACACGAATCGTTTCACCGCATGATTGCTGCTTAACTCACATAAGTTAAGCAACCCCTCAGTCATTGACTGTGCGCCTACTGTAGGGTTAGCGTTGACTACCTTTTGACGGGGGAAACTAGCAAGATGGATAACAAGTTCTGGCTCAAATGTTCTAAAAACATTCTCTAATCGTTTGCCGTCAGTAATGTTGTATGGGTGACATACGGAACTAATACGAGAGGTTCGTTCTTCAATTAACTGATGCAATTCCTCATGAGGGATTACCCCATAATCTGTCATATTGTCTATGATAAGAACATCGTGTTCTAAATCTTCTAACTGTGCTACAACATTATGACCAATAAAGCCAATGCCGCCAGTAACTAGAATTCTCATCCCTGATTATCCAAATACCATTGCGCAACGCCCATCATAGCTTTTGCATGTTCGGCACTCTTTGGAATAGTGATAGCTTCACCTTCGTTGACCTTACGATATTCCTCAAGCGAAGTAGCAAAGTGATGGTCAAAAACTTGCGACATAGTGCTGAATAGCCCCTGTCGTTCTAGTTCTGTCATGCCTGAGTTAAGCGTGTACATTCTATCGTCTTCACTGATTACAAGTCCGTAATCATGACGAAAGGTTAGACACATATCAGTGATAATTTGCTCTCTATTCATATTTCAGCTTCCAATATACAAGTTGTTCAGGGGTTAGCTTAATTCTTACTTGATAACTATAGCCATAGCTGGCTGCATCTATATGACGATGCCAACTGGGAGTCTCGGCACAGTTTTCCATTGCCCACTTACCTGCTTCACTATTCTGCCATTCCCAAAGAGGTTCAGCAGCATAGATATCAGGATCTTCAACGTCTCCGACGGAGAAGCG